GTTAGTAAACGTAATCTTCTACAGTCTATTTTAGAAGATTGTAAAAGTAGATATTGCGAACATCATGAAGAAATAGTAGAAAGTTATCTTAATGAAATTGATTTAGCATTGGATAAAGTTGAACTTGATAAATATTTAAAACTATGATACACCCACAAATTTATGTAGGCTTAAAATTAAAGCCAAAACAAGTTAATTTAATATCCATTTTCGAAATGGTATGTGAAAAATTAAACGTACACCCAAAGGAAGTAAAAGGGCGCACCCGATTTGAAGAAATTGTAAGGGCTCGAATTGTTTACTCAATTTTAGCGCTTAATAGTGGTTACAACTTGCGAGAGGTTGGAACATTGATAAACCGCCATCATGCGAGTATTATCCACTACAAAGAGGAATTTAAGTACATGAAGTACAATCCGAGATTAGAAGAGGATTTTAATAAATGTAGGGTATGATAGTGCTATATTACATTTTATTTAAGATATTTGTTACTTATTTAGAGATATTAGATTTTTTCAAAAAATATTTTTAACTTTGTAACTCATGTTTTAATTGTTTAAGCTCGGGGACGTAAGCGCCCCAGCTTTTCTTTTAAAACCAAAATAAAAAACATGAAAAAAGCATTAATTTTTTTAGCTAAAATATTACTATTCCTGATTTGGTTTAGTGATAGGGCTTTACACTTGATATTACCACATCGAGAACATCCAAAGTTTAACGATTGGTTTAAAGTCTGGAATACTGTTAAATACAGCTTTATAAGGTTAATTATTATTGGAATTATAATTTTTATATTTGTATGAAAACCGAAATGGTAAAAATATCGGAGGTTAAAAACAATCCGAACAACCCCAGAGTAATAAAGGACGATAAATTTGAGAAACTTGTAAGGAGTATTAAAGAGTTTCCAAAAATGCTCGAAATTCGTCCCATAGTAGTCAATGATGATATGATTGTATTGGGTGGAAATATGCGATTAAAAGCGTGTAAAGAAGCTGGGTTAAAAGAAGTACCGATTATTAAAGCCAGTGATTTAACCGAAGACGAACAAAGGCAATTTATTATAAAGGATAATATAAGCGGTGGCGAATGGGATTGGGAAATGCTTAATAGTGAATGGAATACTGAGGATTTAGAAGATTGGGGTTTGGATATGCCTACATTCGGTGATGAGGTTGATTACTCAATATTGGATGATGAAAATATTGACGACATAATTGACGACATGACTGCCAACGTAAAAAAAGCTATCCAAATTGAATTTGAATTAGAGCATTATGAGGAGGCAAGTGAATTAGTTAGATTTTGGAGAGAGCAAAAGGCTTATGTTGGAGGGATGATTATGGAGTATTTAAAAGCAGAAAAAGATAAATTATGAAGCTGAATAAATTAGAGTATAACCGAATACAATTTTACGCAAGAGAAAAAACGAGTGATGAAAAAACATTTGATGAGGTAATTGTAAGGAATGTTTATGAAAAAAAGTATTTCAAGATTAAACCAAAAGAACATTGGATTGATTTAGGGGGCAATGTTGGTGCATTTACCTTAAATGCTATTTCAAAAGGTGCAACAGTTGATGTTTATGAGCCAGACCCATTTAATTGCAAAATGATTGAAAAAAATCTAAAGCTAAATAACATGGACGCCAACATACACAATTTAGCAGTTGTAGCCAATGACATGAAAAAAATGACGATGTACGTTGGAAACAATATGCAAGTCTGGAGGAACAGTTTATACAAAAATTGGGGAAATCAAAAATTTACTGTTAATTGCATAAATTTCAATGATGTTATAAAGCAGGAACATTGTGTTAAAATGGATATAGAGGGAGCAGAAATGCCAATATTAGAGGCCATGAACGTAATGCCTAAGAAGATGGTTTTTGAATGGAGCTTTGATATTGATATTTCACTTACCAGATACCGAGAAATTGTAAAGAAGATGGAGAAAAATTACCCAAATGTTCATGCTCCAAGTTATTCAAATGATTTTGTTGAATGGCAAAAAAGTTGGTTTCCAGCTTGTGCAAATGTTTTTAGTTACAGATGAAAAAAGTAGAACTAATAAAAGTAGAACACAACGTAAAAATTGGGCAAGAATGTGGAGCATTTACACCAAACGTTACAGAGGATTGTTTTTTAACCGAGAATGGCAAGACAATCGGATTCTTTATTAAGGACATCAATAATTACTCTAAAAAATTAGCAGATTACATTGCCATAGCAAATAAGGAATTTAACTCTAACAATGTCCCAAAGACAAAAATGGCAAGAGCAGGAAAATTAAGAGCGTTACAAATGGGCATGAGTAAAGAGGAGGCGCAAAAGATTGATGTCGAGCAAATGAGTTGTATAATTGGCTCAGTACCTCCAAAGGCATTAATGATGAGAGAATACCCAACAAGGTCAAGTGTACATAATGAGCCAAAAGCAAAAACATTTGTAAAAGCAATGTTATTAGCATGTAAAGAGGCAGAAAGCATTATAAAGGATTTGACTCCAGAAATATACAATGAGCAGATTAAACTAATAGAGGAGAATGTACCTAAAAAATGGAGGTTCGGAAAACTATTTACAAGCTCAATTTCAAATTACAACATCTCGGCTCCTTTTCATAGGGATGCAGGTAACGTTCAAGGATGTGTAAACGTTATTATTACTAAGAAACAAAACGCAAAAGGAGGTAATTTACACGTTCCCGATTATAATGCAACATTTGATTCATGCGATAACTCAATGCTTGTTTATCCTGCATGGAAAAATGTACACGGAGTAACACCAATAGAGCCAACTTTTGAGGGGGGTTATAGAAATAGTTTGGTATTCTATCCATTAAAGGCTTTTAAAAATTTCTAAAATTACCTATTTTATTAAAAATACAATGATAAAACAGTGATTTATGGCAAAGGAGGATAATTTAAAATCATATAAGCCCGGACAAAGTGGAAACCCAAACGGGAGACCTAAAGGAAGTAAGAACAGAAGCACCATTGCAAAGTATTGGTTAGAAGTAAATCAGAAACTTAAAAACCCTATTACTGGGGAGGATGAGACAATGAGCCAAGAGGACTTAATGACGTTGGCATTAATCAAAAAAGCAAGAGAGGGTGATGTATCTGCATATAAGGCATTGATGGATTCAGGGTATGGAGCTCCAGTACAACAGATTGAGCAACAGCAGACCAACATTGACCTTTCTAATCTATCAACAGATGAAATAAAGGATTTACTAAAGGATGAATAAAAAAGAAGTAGTTAAGGAAATATTAAGAGCTGAACTCTCAAGACGTTTGTTTTGGGAGTTTTGTCTATTTTATGACAAAGAGTTTTTCGGTAAACGATCTTTTTTAAAACAAGTTGCAGACGGTTTCCAATTAATCGAGGACGGTAAAATAAACAGCCTTTCGGTATCAATGCCACCAAGAGCGGGAAAATCGTATATAACAACACTTTACAGCGCGTGGGCTTTAGGTAAGAGCCCACAGGAAACGGTAATGCGTAACACTTGTACGTCTACTTTATACCTAAAATTCAGTTACGATGTGCGAAATGTTGTTAAAAGTGAAAAATTCCAAAAGGTATTTTCAAACGTTAAATTATCAGACGACAAAGCAAATCTACATGGGTGGAATACAAACCATTCAAGACAGGTTGGATATTTCGGTGCTGGAGTTCATGGAACAATTATCGGATTTGGTGCTACCAAATTAGCTATTACGGATGACCTTTATCGAGGTTTAGAGGATGCTTTATCTGATACAATTAATGACGGAATATTGCAATGGAAAGAGGGAACGCATGATACCCGAATTGAGAAAAGTTGTAGCCGAATTGATATTGGTACACGTTGGAGTATAAAGGACGTTATCGGGCAAAATATGGATGCTAACAGGTACGATTTAAGCATCGTTATCCCAGCATTAGATAGTGAGGGTAAATCATTTTGTGAGGACGTTATGAGCACCGAACAATACGAAGATATAAGGGGGCGAATAAATCCCGATATTTGGAGCGCTGAATATATGCAAGAGCCAGTCGATTTAAAAGGTAGGCTATTTAGTGGACTTAACAAAGTTCAAACTATCGATAAAACAAAAATAGAGGGCTACGTTGGTTATATTGATGTATCAGACCAAGGAGCGGATTTTACAGCAATGGCAATAGGTGGAATAATTGGAAATCAAGTGTATATTGTTGATTACGTATTTACCCAATCAAACACCGATATTACACTACCTTTATGTGCTCAAAAGTTAAATGACTGGGGCGTAAAATATTGCCGTGTTGAAAGTAATAGTATGGGGGCTATGTTTAGCCGACAACTGCAGAAATTAACTAAAACGCAAATATTACAGGTTAATAACACTACAAACAAGATTACAAGGATTATAATGGAAAGCGCCTTTATAATTAACTCCTTTCATTTTTTAGAGGTTAATAGTATAGATTACCACCAATTTATTGGTAATGTAGAAAGTTTTAGTAAAGAGGGTAAAAACAAACACGACGATGCCCCCGACTGTTTAGCTGGGTTATCAATGTTTTTAAAGGGCTTATTTCCTAAGCTATTCCAATTATAGCCCTTTTTTCTTCCTCAGTTAATTCAACTCCAGCCTGTATAATTTTATTAAGTGCATCCGCTTTAGAATTTAGCGCCTGAGCTTTTAAATTCATATCATCTTGCAACACCGCAATATGGCTAAAATCAGGCTTTAAATATAAACCTTGCGATGATAATCCTAACTGCTGGCTAATTGTTGAGTACATTTGTTCTGTTTCAGGGATGATAGTATCTTGGTAAGCCATACGCATTGCTTGTTTAACTTCGTTACCATTTGCCAAAGTACCGCCGTTAACATTTGAAAATAAATTGTAGCTTAAACCGTAGGCGTCAATTATTGCAATTTTATCTTCTGTTAATTCCTCGAAAAGCATTAAATCTTTAGTTGGGTAACTCATAGGCGTCCAGTTAACATCCGCCTCAGTCATAACTAATTTATCTTTTGAACGTCTTAACCAATCTTGTTGGATTTCGTTTTTTTCTTCAGGCGTCATTGGTAATGATCCACCCATATCCGATTTCTTACTTGATAAAATACCAATTGCACCTATATTTTCCAATATGACATTACGCTTTTTATAAGATGCCATAATATTTGACAATGGATATTTAAGGGTTTCAATTCTATTTTCAACGTTGATTAAATTGATGCCGTCTGGAGTGTTCATGTACACCATATCTTTAAGCTCAATAGTTTGATATTTTACACTATCGTAATAAAATTGAAACTCCTTAATTAAGCCATCCACGTCAATTTGTTCTAATAACTTACCTGTTCCAACTACTTTAATTTTATTCGCTGGTAAAGGCACAATTAAGTTACGAATATCAAATGAGCGAACAGGACAATAAGCAAAAGAGTTGTTAAATAAACCATCGTTAACACTAAGGCTGTAAATGACATCCGCCCAGCTTTGTGTTGGATTTGGACTTGCAATTAAATCAAGCGCCCAATGTTGTTCAATTATATTTCCATCTTCGTCGCAAAGTAAAGGCTTACCGCTCGACATCATTAAGGCACGTTTATTAATTACCGCCCTTAGTTCAGGAATGGTAATATATAAATCGTATGGTTTTGAAGTATCAACCCATTGGGGGGTTGTATTGCCCCAGAATTGATTAACATTTCGCTGTATCATCTTTAAAAGATTATCGTTTTTCCCCGATGTTGTGCCGAAAAGTGAAGTCCAAAAGTTATCTTGCATAATATTTTTTTAAAAAATTGTTATTTTTTTTTCAAAAATACGTATTTTTACCAAAAAATTTGTATAATGAGTAAACTAATTAATGGTTATAATCTAAAATCACTTACCGAAATTAAAGATATTTCGTTGGGAAAGCGTGAAGTTGCTATGTATTTAAGCAAGTTCGATGTATTGGATAGTGATAAAGATATTATAAAAAAAGGTGCTTTTGCAAGGAGTTTAAAAGATAGGGGAGTTGATAGCCCGAGCAATAGAAAGATTGCATTTTTACGCCATCATGATTGGCAACAACAAATAGGTAAATGGCTAAAATTAGAGGAAGACGATTTAGGTTTATTTGCAGTTGGTAAATTGGGTACTTCAACAATGGGTGAAGATGCATTACGAGATTATGAAGAGGGAATAATTAAGGAGCATTCGATTGGATTTCAATACATGACTGATAACGTTCGAAAAGTTGACAATGCAGACGGATCGTTTTATTACGAAATATTTGAAGTTAAACTTTATGAGGGTTCGGCGGTTACTTTTGGAGCAAATGAGTTTACAGAGGTGTTAGCCATTGGAAAATCCGAAAATAAAGTCCAATTAGTTGAGAAACTAAGTAAAGAAATTGATGTAATTACTAAAGCATTGATAAATGGTAGAGGTACAGATGAACGCCTTTATAATTTGGAAATGAAACTAAAATACTTAAATTCGCGTTTAATCGACCTTGCAATGATGCAGAGTGCTATTAGTTCCAAGCATGAGGCTGAGCAAATCGACAATAAA